TATTTTCGTCTTTAATAATAGTATCAAATACATCTGAAGGATCTTAATAAACATTCTTAATGATGTATGTGTATGATCTACTATGAATCATTTCCATAAACTGCCATACATTAATGCAACCTTCTAACTCAGGTAGAGAACAGTATGGTGCAAATGCCATACCAGGTGCACGACCTTGTACAGAGTCAAGCATGATCTGATACTTCAAGTTAGAAGTAAAGATGTGCTTCTGCTCTGGTGTTAGTTGTTGGTAGTCACCACGATCTTTCTGTAGTGATACTTCTTCTGGTCTCCAGAAATAACCTAACTGTTGTTGTGTTAGTTTATCAAATACTGGATACTTATATGAATCATATCTTTGTACACCCAAAGGTTTACCAAAGAACATAGGTTGTTTTTTAGTATCGACTTCTTCAGTATTAAATACAGTCATCTGTTCTACAGGTTTAGATTGTACAGGACTCACAGTTTTCTTCCTCCAAGGTTAGTATGTCGTTGATTAAATTTTCTGTTTGTATAGGTGGTGCTAGTTCATCTTCACCATCTTTCTTTGCATCATATGTGTTCTGATAATATGAAGTCTTCCAACCATATTTGTATGTGGTCAGGAAGTCCATCGCCATCACTTGCATGGGAACTTCATTGTTCGGGTAGTTCTCAGGATTATAACTCCAGTTTCCACTGATCGCTTGATCAAAAAACTTCTGCATAATAGCAGTCACTTTAATATATCCATCATTGTTATGCATATCCCACAGTAAAGTATAGTTATTCTTTAGTGTAGTATACGACGGAACAATCTGCTTAAGAGGTCCTTTCTTTGATTTCTTAATGGACAAGTAGTCGCGAGGCGGCTCGATTCCATTGGTAGCGTTTGACACAATGGAACTGCTCTCCGAAGGCATTTGTGCGGACAACGTGCTGTGCCTGAGTCCGTACTCAAGAATTCGTCCTCGTAAAAATTCCCAATCACATGAAAGGTCATTCGGTATGATTTCATCTACATCGTTCTTATATGTATCTATTGGAAGAATTCCATCAGCATACTTTGTCTTACCGAAATAACCGCAAGGTCCTTTCTCCATAGCAAGTTGATTAGATGCAGATAGTAATGCAAACTGGAATCTCTCAGTAAGTTTATGAACTAAATCAAATGCTTTTTGAGAGTCATACTTAGCACCATTCTTAGCAAGATAGTGTGCCAAACCAATATAACCTATACCTAATGATCTACGATTTTTTGTAGACTGTTCTGCTGCTATCACAGGATAGTCTTGATAGTCAATCAAAGCATCTAATCCTCTGACTGCAAGTTCACATAGTTCATCTAATTCATCTAACTTTGTTAGTTTACCTACATTGATAGCAGATAGAATACACAAAGCAATCTCACCACTACCATCTATATGCTGTAATGGTGTAGTAGGTAGAGTGATTTCCTGACAGAGATTACTCATACTAACTTTATCTTTAAATGAACTGTGACTATTGCAATGGTCAATGTTCATGATGTATAAACGACCTGTCTCTGCTCTCTCCTTCAATAGATCTAAGATAAGTTCTTGTGCATTGACTTTAGTCTTAGGAATAGAATCATCATTCTCATACTGAACATATAATTCATCGAATGCATCAGTACCAAAGGCATCATATAAACCTGGTACACTATGAGGTGAGAATAAAGTTATGTCTGCGTTCTCTGTAAACCTTTCATAGAAAAGTTTAGATATCTGTACACTATAGTCTAACTTTCTAACTCTGTTATCTTCTGTCCCTTTATTGTTCTTAAGAACAATTATGTCTTGGATTTCTTGGTGCCAGATGGGGAAGTGGACAGTCGCTGATCCACCTCTAATGCCATTCTGAGTGCAACATCTGACAGTACTTTCAAACTTTTTGAGGAAAGGTACAACCCCTGTGTGCTGTACTTCTCCACCCCTGATTTTAGCGTTGATCCCACGGATGCGACCTGCGTTGATACCGATACCCGCCCTTTGTGCAACGTATTTGCCAATAGCCATGTCAGAACTAAAGATGCTATCGAGGGTGTCATCAACATCAACAAGAACACAGCTAGCAAATTGTCGAAGTGGAGTTCGCACCCCTCCCATGATAGGTGTGGGAATGTTGATTTTGTGTTTGCTGATTGCGTCGTAGTATCTTTTGACATATTTTAACCTATAAAACTTATCATCATCTTGGAAGAGTGTTGCAGCGATCATCATATACATGAACTGCGGTGTCTCGTATACCTCTCCTGTGCTTCTATCCTGTACTAAGTATTTATCCACCACTTGTCTTATACCTGCATAGGTAAAGAGGTAATCTCTACCGTGATCAATGTACTTATCAAGTTCGGTTATCTCTTCGTCAGTATAATTCTTAAGAATGTCTTTATCATATAAGTTTCTGTCTATACATGATTGTATATGATCTTTGAATACAGTAGGATGATCTGGGTGTCCACGATAGACTTGCTTTCTCAAACTAAAAAGAAGTAGTCTTGCAGCAACATACTGATAGTTTGGTGACTCCAAACTAATTAAATCATTAGCAGACCTGACTAAGATCTCCTGTATGTCTGAGGTTTTAATTCCATCAAAGAATTGTAGTCCACTGTTTATTTCTACAGCAGACTCAGAGACACCTGCAAGACCCTTGCAAGCGTGTTCAACAATGTGGTGAACTCTATTTAAGTCAAGAGGTGTTTTAGATCCATCTCTCTTGATTACGTTTATCTCCTGAGGAGTCATACTTTTTTCCAACTATTGAGTTTAAGTTTTGCTTCTATACCCTGATAGATATTTGATTCTACCAGATTTTTTACATCATGTCCAGCTAATGACATATCATTTATGTCCTTTTGCTGAATATTATTTGGCCATATTACTACTTTGTCTCCTCTATCGATGGACTTTGAGATCCTGTTGACGATTTCTCTATTACGAGGTTCGTTATCAAAAACCCAAATATAATCGCTCCAACCAAACGACCTGCAATCAATATCACTGCCAGCCATCGCAACCGCATTATCCAAGAAGAGCGAGTCGAAAGGTCCTTCGACGATAAAGATAGATTTTGTTTCATTGATTCTGTTGAGACCGTATATTTTTGGTTCGTTTTCATCCAACATCACTGTGATGTATCTAAGTCTGTCTCTTGGATCGAGGCTTCTGCCTTGGAAACCAAACCATCTATCTTTTCCTTCATCTCTTTTAATGAACGGTATGATGATTCTGCATTGATCACCATAGACTTGTGTGCTCGATGGTTTCTGTTGCTTAACCCAATGATAGAATCGTTCTGTGAAGAAGATTTCTTTGTGATATTTTTGAGGAATTTGTCTAGCATTTATATATTTTACTGCGGGGTGCTCTCTATTTAGATCAGCAATACTTTTAAGATCTCCATGTTTTTCAAACACAGGTTTCTTAAATTTTGGTTTGGGAACATATGATCCTTTACCTGTAGTGCCACTCTTATATCTCTCCATGATATACTCATCATGAAGGTCAGGAGCATTATCCTTTAGAAAATTAGGCAGGGTTCTACCTACACCACAGTTGTGGCATTTGTATACCATGTCTGATTTTAGACGAAAAAAATACCCTCGTGCCTTGTTCTTATGTTTCTGTGAATCACCACAGTAAGGGCATCGAAAGTTATATAAGTCTGCTTTCTTCCTTGTAAACTTGTCTAGTCTACCAGAAAGTAAAGTGACATAGTGTGCATCAACGAACTCGTTCAATATCTTGGACTACTAACCCACTTATTGTACTAACTTCTCTGTCATTTGTCAAGTTTCTCATAACTTGTATACCTGGCACTGATAATATGAATGATATTACTACCAATCCACCTGCTATAGACCACATTTTTTTCTCTATAGTTCTCAATCTCTCATCTACTTTTCTTATATCTCTTTCACATCCTTTCTTTATTGCTTCTGTCTCTCTATTAATATCAGCAGACAGTCTGTCTATCTTTTCAAATAGTATTTCATCTATCTTATCTTGCTTATCTAGTTTCTCATTATGTACAGCAAGGAGTTGACCCATCTTTACAGAGTTCTCCTGTAACGAGTCAACGACCTTTTCTAGTCTTTCTAATATTGCTGAATTAATGTCAGACATTACCTCGTCTCGTCTTGCTCTGCTCCTGCTCTCACTTGTTTCTTAAGATTCTGCGTCTTCAGTTGTAATTGTTTTTGCAACTGTTGCTTCTTAAGCATAATCTTTTTCTTTTCAATAGCAATTTTACCCATTGCCATTTGTTTTTTCATAGCATCTTCGCTACTTTCTGATTGGATGTTTCTCATTGCATCCATTCTTCTATCCATGAAATACTTTGCAGCATTTGCAGGTAGAATCCTTTCAATCTCAATACCAGACCTAAGGTTTGGCATGATACTCATACGCAATTTCATTTTAAGTTCAGCAGGACTATTCGCAAATAGTATAGTCTCACCAACATTAGGTATCTTTACCTTATATTGGAATAATCTACTCTTCATTTCCATACCCTCTTTCAATTTGTTACCAGGTGCTACGAGTTTTTTAGCATCCTTCTTCTTTATCTTACCACGAAAACGTTGAACAGGATCATAACCTGCAGTAGGACCTGTAGCCGCATCTGCACCAGTATAACCAGTTGTCTGCATTTCTTCGTTCATAAGTTGTCTATCTCCTTTTGGATATCATCATCTATATCAAGGTCTGTAAGCATCCCTACAGGATATTTATTCAAATAAATTAATATAGTTTTGAGTATAGACCAATACTCCCTTTCTAATCTAAAGAATAGAAGGGGAGTAGCTGCCTCGCCAAAAACATTATAAAGTATAATCAGATGATTTATAATCAGGTGAGTTCTTAACGCACCACCTCTAACATAACGTTTAAGAAGTCGTTTCAAATACTTGAAACGTTTCATATCTTCATCAAAATCATCACGTGTAACACAGTGAGGATTCTCATAATGTTTGATGGCGAACAGAATGTAGGTCTCCTCATTCAGTTCGTCAAAAATCATTTATTAGGTTGTTGTAATTGTCTTGGTTGAACCAGATCCACCTGCACCTATTGTATCTCCAAGTACGAATACTTTGTCAGATGCTGTTGATGTGTTTGCATCAACAATAGTTCCAGAGATTGTCTGAGCACCAATAGTGTGAACCTTACTTGCAGCAGCACATGTGAATGTAAACTCAACACGGTTTACGTCTGTTTGTGCAGCAGCAGTAGCAGTAATAGATGCACTATCTGTAGTGTTAGTAACTACAAGAGTAGCACCGTTAGTCACGTCAACTAATTCGTTGTATATAACGACAACAGTTCCAGTTGCACCAGCTGCATATGTACTCTCTTCAAAGAATACTGCAGTGATGTCTGCATTACCAAGAGTGTTTGTACCAGATCCACCTGCACCAACGAGTCCGTCTATGGAACATAAGATCTCGTCCCAAAACTTTGTCTTCGCAGCATTTTTGTAGTGTCTCAATACCCATCCGTCTGCTGTTGCAAAGATGTTTTGAGGATCTACGCCAGTACCACGTACCGCCCACTTAGGCTTTGATTCATCAGCATCGGTTTTACCCCAAAGTGCCATAGTTATACTCCTGATTTGTCGTTCTATCTCAAATTATTTATAAAAAAACGTGCCTCTACGACCAGAAAATTATCTAGTTTCTATAGCAGATTTTACAGTTTCTAAAAGTTTATCATCCATGTCAGTTTTAGTTAATTTAACTGCTTTTTCTAGGATAACAATACACAATTTGATTAGACTTTCACCCAACTCTGAATCGTCTGGGATTTTAGCAACAGCATCAGATACAATTTTTGATGCAAAGGGTAGTAGAAAAGATAACATAATTAAAATTAAATTCTACCCTATATAGGCTACTTTAATCAGCCTTAAACTTATTGTCCTTTACGTATCCCCACTTACCTTTTGATAGTGCTCTTACACCTCTGGGATCTTTACCTACTTTATCTTTAGCAGCCTTACCTGCAGACATAACTTGCTTGAATTTCTTTTTATCCTTAGCTGCCTTATGTTTCTCTTGAGCTTTCCCTATGATTTCGTTTTTTAAACTTGTTGTTTCGATCATTTCTTTGTCCTTTGGCCATTCGTAAGAACAATTCCATGCCCTGAGAGATTTAGACAGTCTGTCATCACCTGTATTATTAGATGGTTTCTGTCTCTTTCTCATGCCTTTCATTCTCGCACAGAATGATGCTCTACGTTTGTTTCCTTTCTTTTTACTTGGTGCTTTTAGATCAGAACCAGGATTCTCTCTTTCATAAGACTTCCTACCCTTCTCATTAAGTCCACCCTCTTTGTTTTGACCTGCCTTCTTTGTCCATGCTGCACCTTCACTGGTGACACCTGCCTTTCTTCTACTCTTCTCAGCAAATCCTTTGATGAGCATCTTTAGTTTTGCTCTCTTACCATATGGATTAGGTTTCTTTCCTTCACTTCTTACAATCTTTTCATCCTTTTCATTACTTGAGAGATTTTTCTTGAGTTGTTTCTTTGAGATCTTAGGTCCTCCTATTGGATCACCGTACTCATCTCTTTTAATCTCTTCGTGTGTATTAGAAATAGTGTAATCCATACCCTGATTCATACCATGCTTCTGGGTTTCTTTATGCTTCTTCATCCTAACCTTATATGCTTTTTGTCTCTCTTCTGGAGATTTAGCATTACCACCATAACCTGTAGCTCTTTTGTTTCGGATTGACATCTTACCATAGGTAGATGCACCTGCCTCATACTTTGCTTCTTTAACTAATGTTCCGTCTGGCATTGTTACTGTATAACCTTTAGGTATTGGTTTACATTTTTGGTCTTGATGACAGAAGTATTTACCTTCACCACACTCCACTGCTACCGCCTCCTAAAATTGCAAGGTTTATCCCTGCCATTGAGTACATCACATTATGTATAGTAGTAAGGTCAACGTCTTTGACCCATGGCTTTACATTGTCATTATAAATCCAACATTGTAAACTTCCATACTGTGCTGTAGGTATGGAATCATCAAACCAAGGATCGTACTTCATGTACCTAATCCTTTTCCTTTATCATAATTATCTTTACCACCGTATCTTGCCATCGTATTTACATAAGATTTTACATCTTTGAACCCACGTTTCTTAGCATCAGCAGCAGTCTCTTTCTTTTTATCTGCCATGTCCTTATACTTGTTAGTTCCTGCAGTAGACTTAGCACCCTTAACTTTCTTTGCTTGGTTGCTACCCTTTCTCATGATAGCACCTTTACCATACTGAGCAATAATCTTTTTCTTTACTATATCAAGTGCAGTATCCTTTTCATTTATCGCATCTAACTGATCTAATGCTTTGCTTGACCAATACACTTCTCCTTTTTCTTCATGAGTAAACTTCATACCCTTAGTTGCTTTATCCTTAAGTGCCTGTCTCTTCTTAGGATCCATGTTCTTTTCATAGTCTGCTAACTTCTTAGCATAACTAGGGTTATCCATTTTCTTTATTTGTTTTCTATCCTCTTTGCTAGGTCCTGTGTATGATGCCTCATTCTGTACGTCAGGACCATCGTTCACATCATTCTTGCGACGATCCTTTTCACACTTCATGCAATCGCAATCCTCACCATGCTCCTTCTTAACCTCTTTGAGGTCATCTTTTTTAGGATTGATAAGAACCTTAGATTTTTTTTCTTCTAGATATGATTTAAAAGATAGCATTACATTCCCTGTTTACGCATGAACTCTTTGAATGCAGGAGAGTTGATTCCTCTCTTAGGATCATTCATTCTCTTCTTTCTTTTCTCACCATAAGACATTTCTGACTCTGGTTTTTCAGCATGCTTCTCAGGATTTCTCATTGCACCATAATTTTCTACATTAAGTGTCTTAGGATAGTCTTTGTCACCTGGTTTTGCTTTCTTCTCACCAGAACCTGCTTTCATTCTTGCTTTTTTCTGACGGATGTTATCCCACAGTCCATCCTTTTCTACTAGAGATTCCCACTCTTCCCATGCTTCATTGAATTTCTTAAATGAAATCATGATGATTTCTCCATTCTACGTTTTGCTGCCTGTTTAGCATAGAGTCTTGCTGACTGCTTCATTTTCGCTATTGCCTTTTCTTTGTCACCTGCTACTGCTGCTTTACCTCTTGCTACCTCTGCACCTTTAGATGCTTTGAGTGCTAGGTCTGCAGAAATTTCAGTTAGTTCCTCTTCCTTTACACAGTTAGGTACTTCCTTACCACCTTTTTTCTTAGTTCCTTGTGCTTTATATCCATCCCAACATGTGTCAGCACCAACGTTTTTACGTGCTGTCTTCATTCCTTCTTCAACAGATGCAGGTGCTGTATCTTCAACTTCATGCTCAATGACTTTACCATCAGCATCTTTCTCATGATGTTCTTTCATCTTCTTGTTTGAATGATGACTTGGATCACCGAATGCAGGGTTGTTTTTATACTCTGGTTTTTGTTTCTTCTTTTCTGCTTCTAACTTCTTTGCTTTGGCATCAAGAAAAGCTTTCATTGCACCACCTGGTTTACCAGTTCCTTTGGTTAAACCATATGAAGCACCTTCTTCTACTTCTACTTCTTCCTTACGTGTATCTTTTCCGTCAGGTTTTAATCCTTTCTTCTTTTGGATAGCATTGTGTACAGCACCTGCATGTTCTTTAGAACCGCTTTCTATCTTACCATCACCATCGTAATCCTTCTTTGCTTTTTCCTGTACCTGTTTATAGGCATCAGTCATATCAGGAAGATTGTTTATTCCGAAAGTATTCATTGTCATTTTAGTACCTTGTCCTTTTTATTTATCTTCTTTACGAACTCACCAGGTGTCATTTTCTTAGCATAGTTAGCTAATTCATCAGTTCCTATCTCACCTGCAGGTGTAAAGTTAAAGTATTTCATCTGGTTGATCTCTATTAAGTCTTTCAACCAAGAACGATAGATTCTTTCGTTCTCATCAACAAAGATGACATAGTTGCTACCACGACTTACAACTTTTCCAGAGATACCTGTGTTTATATTCTCTACAAGAGATCCTATTTTAAATATGTGACCATTAAAATAGTGTTCTCTAAGTGCTTGAGGATCTAACTTAGGTGCAATCTCATACAATGTATATGATGCATCTTGAAAATCATCAAGATCTTCTTGGACTTGCATTGCTTGTCTTAGTGTATTATATAGTTCTTGCTTTCCTTTTCTTCCTAGTTTCTCTGGCATACCTGACACAAATGTATCATAGTCATCATCCATAGCTGCCTTACGTAGCTTAGATGCACTCATTCCTTCTACACCTTCACCATCTGGATCTCTATCGCCCGCAGAAGAAACTTTAATATCATCAAAGTTATATAAGTCACCGTTATATTTTGTTGCTAATGAATTAAATTCACTAACTCTATCACCGCCAACTACTAAGTTAACTGAACTATATCCTTCACCATCAAGAGCAGTTAATACATCAAAGATAGTTCTCATCTCTTCACTACTCTGTATTGCATTTGTATGATCAGGGTATGCCTGTTTCATAAACTTAATCTTAGTACCAGGATCCAAAGGATTTTTCTGAGGATCTTGTGTTCTACTTGGGTATATTCTATACTCTCCTCCCTTAGAAGCAGCTTTTACTTTGTTGAGAAGTGCTTCATGTCCAGTAGTAGGGGGATTAAATCTTCCAAAAGTAATAGATATGCTACCTTGATCGACCTGACCTTCGCCTCCCTCAGTTTCTTGTCCTCCATTCTCGGTTCCTCCTCCTAATTCTTTTGCGGACAACTTTGTAAGTTTACCGTCTTTACTCATATGCGTGACCTTACCAGTTTGATCGGCATATTTACCGTATCCAACGTGTGTAAGATTGAGTTTCTCTGCTTCTTGAGCTGCAAATGATTTTTGAGCTTCTTTTAGGAAAGCACTAAACTTTTTCATTCTTCCAATTTTTACTAAGATTAAAGTTTGCTCTGCTAAAGGTTAGTCTATCTACAAGTTTGTATGGAGTTTTGGAATTTATCACATAACCTTCATGCTTTGAAGGTTGTCCATCGATATAGCATTCCACATCACCGCTTTCACGGATGGATTTTTGTAGACGCTGTTTCAGTTGATAGATGTAGTGCCATGCCTTAAAGGTATATACACTAACCTCTCCCTTATATTTATCAGGTAACGAATCGTACATTTCCTGTGCGTCAGGAATATGTCCTTCACGTACGAAACTATTGATATGTTGCTTGATCTTAGGTGCAACTTTTGGATGAGGAGTTTTAGATCTAAACACAGGTATAAATGACTTCCATTGGTCTGTAAAATTTAATTCTTTCTCTACAAATGCCCATGCATCTGTTGCACTTACACAGTAACAAGTAGATGAACTAGCAAGATTAATCCCGATGTGCCCAATACAATCCGCAGAAACTTGCTCATAAAGAGTATGTGGAGCAATGACAATATAGCCAGGGACTTGAGTGGGAAAACGATACTCCAAACAATTAGGAGTATAAGAATGTGACCCACCGACACCAATCCAGTCAGCTTGAACAATGCTATCGATACGAGGAGCAAAATGAAACAATAACCTAAGAATGTCTGCCACATCGCCTTTGTGATTGGTCTCAATGTCGTCGAAGGAATAATTGATTTTCGGGATTTTTTTGTTGAAGACACTCTTTGTACCTACGAAGAATTTACCATTGGCAGGATTAGTACCGAATACTACAGCAGGAGCACCGTCCCACTTGATACCAACAGTTTCACATGAGATCATCTCTGTGATTGCTTTGAGTGCAACTCTACGACCATTAAAGATAGAATCTTCTGGGTGTTCGAGGTGTTTGTTTGGCATGTCGTCCTGTCTTATATCCATATTATAACAGGTTTTCATGCCCAATGCGAGTCATAGTGGACAGTTTGATAAGTGTCCTCAATAAATTTTTAAGAAAGGACCGTTGCTACTACCGAATTCTTTTTTAGCACCATAGTATAGTGCTGTACACCACTCTTTCATTTTCTTTTTCTTTGCAATCTGTACCCATATATGTGCCCACTCCATAGCAATTAACTTAGAAGAAAATCTACCACCCGAACTTCTGTCTGACTCATTTGTTTCATAAGTTATAGCGTATGCCATTACTTCCTCAATGCCTTCTGCTATCTTCTGACTATTTTCATATACTACAACCTCACCAAGATCTATCATATTAGATAACTTTAATTTTTTATACAAATCTATCCAGTAATCAATTTGACTCTTTTCCCATTTACCTACAGGAGGTATCATTCTATGTTTTGATGCAGATTCTGGTCTCTTTAATCCTAAATCTTTTAAGATTTTTTCTAATGCAATACTTGATACCTTTCCAAGTTTAGCACCTGCATCCTTTCCCTTTGGTGTTAGGTCAGTTTGTACTAAATTTCTTGCTTTAGAGTATTGAAAGTTTCTAGATTGTCCATGAACCTTCCCACCTTTAGTTGTGACTATATCAAAACCAAGTTCACCAGTATCAAATAGAAAATCTTTTTTCTTACCTAAGGTTAGATTACATTTAAGAGACTTAGGAACTAAATCTAATGAAACAGGAGATGCTTTTCCATTTGCATTTGCCACCTCTGCGTTAGCAACTCTTTTATTTTTTGATATAGCTTTCAATGATACACCTATAAGAATTTTATCTTTCAGTGCCTCTTTCATGTACATGTTTAAGACGTTCAATCTTGCTTCTTTAGACATCCCATCTATATTTGTTAGTTCTTTTATAGTTCCTTCTACAATTCTTTTTTTATTTTTCTTTACCATAACAATATCCATAGGATTCCAACGATCCTTTACAGATACACCACATTGTTTCTTTGCAATATCTTCTATCATAGGCATAATACCACTATCTCTTGAGTATTCATACCCTTTACTACCACCTAAAAATTTCTTAAGTGCCTTAGTTTGTTTTCTATATGTTTCTCTCCACTCAGCACCATAAGCTTCATAAACCCTTTTCATCTCTCCTGATGTTGGTTCTTTATTTTGCTCAATCACAGATTGAAAAAACAATTTCGATCCATTCTCTTGCTTTGCTGTCTCTATAGCGTTTGTAGCCATTGAACTTTTTAACTATATTTATCTTCTCCCATTACATCCTTGAGATTTGCAAGGTAGTTATGAGTGTCTTTGATAGTTTCTATTGCCATTAGAACATCTGCTATATGCTTACTAACATATGGTTCTTCAGTCCTTGCTGCAAATGAAAGAGCATTTCTTAAGTTTGCCTTTGCATCATCTAATGAATCTGATACTTGTTGTGTGAGTGCCATCTTAGTGTGGATTATAGAATTTTAATACGTAAACTGCTGCTACAATAGTAATTATAAGACATACCGAAATCAACTGAATCATTATACATCTCCTACCAGACGGTTTTCCGAATAATGTACATCAAACTCACCGCCAGGATATCTTTTCTTGAGTTTATCTACATTCATTTCAATGACTTCTTCTGGTGTAGTGTCTAAGAGAATACATGCTTGAATAAAATACCACATGATATCACCTAGTTCACGTTTCATATGGAATAGATTCTCTTGACTGACTGGTTTACCTTGGAATAGTATTTTCTTTACTATCTCAGTAAACTCACCTGACTCAGCACTTAGTCCTAGTGCAGCAGTTAATGCTCTATGTGCATCAAAGTCTTTGGAGTATAGATTTCTTAGACGATCTTGAAAATGACCGCCATGTTTACTTTCTTCAGAAGTAACAGCATCTACAAACTGTGTATACTTGTTAAAATCAATCATACTTTAGTTCATTAAAAGATTTTGCAGTGAACTTTTTAGTAAGTTCTTCTTTTCCTGCATCAATTATATCTGTTTGTGCAGTATCCTCTACATCATACAGCCTCATCTTCGCTCTGTCAATACCTACACAAAATCTTTTATTCATTGTAGGATCGTTGTAGCGATTCTTTAACTGTTTGACCATTATCTGATTCGCCTCCTCCAATTCCTCCGTAGAAATAAGAGCAAACATAAGATCAGCAGTTGCGGGAAGACCAAAACTTTCGCTTGTATCAGTAAGATCAACATCACTACTCCCAAAGCCAGAACGAGTCGTCTGAGTAGCGGAGACGATAGGTACATTAGCTTCAACTGCAAGACCACGGAGTTCTTCTGCAATCGCTTTAACATAGGTATACGAGTTTACTATAGATCCTTTATACCTCTGAGAGGCACATATATTCATATAGTCAATGAATATGATATCTGGTTTGATACTCTTTTTAAGAGCGAGGTCACTGATCAAAGATTTAAAGTGTCCGACATGAGCAGACGCAGTAGGATATTCTTTGATGATTAACTTGCCCTGTGTTTTCTTTGCTAGGTTCTTAACCTTGCTTTCAAACATTACCTTAGGTAAGTCTGCAAGTTTTTGTATAGGAATATTTAGTAAATTAGCATCGATTCTCTCTGCAATTTTTTCTTCTGCCATCTCCAAAGTGATGTACAGAACGTTCCTACCTTGTAATAACACACTACTGGCAACATGACACATAAACAAAGACTTACCCACCCCAGTACCTGCAAGAGCAATGTTAAGAGTTTTATTAGGAAGACCGCCTTTTGTAATCTTGTTAAAGAAGTCCAAATCAAAAGGAATTTTGTCTTCTTTTCTATGGTAGAAATCATATCTATCGTCCGAATTACCAATATAATCATGCCCTACGTTCTGATCAAAACTTACTCCAAGTGCTTGACTGAGGATTTCTGGAATAGCACCTTTATCTTTCTTGCTATCCTGCCCATCAGCAATCTTAACGGATTCCATAAGCGATAGATAAATCGCTCTCTCCTGACACCATTTCTCTGTAGTGTCAACCAACCAATTATAGTCGCTTTTCTCATTGGATAACTCACCTAGAACCTCCTTAATATTTTTAAATTGATCTTCAGTTAAATCATTACGTTCTTGACATTCTATACTCAATGCATTGAGAGAAGGTAAAGCATCGTATTGACTAATGTATTCATGTATTTCTAAGAATATAATTGTATGTTCACGTACAGTAAAGTACTCCTTCATTAAGAAAGGCAGCACCTTACGTGCATATTTCTCATGATAGCATAGATTACTGAGAATCGTGACTTCTAAATTCATGTGTAATGTAAATAAGTTCCAACAATGTATTTGGTATTAGATACAGGTGCTTTACCTGCGTGTCTATATTGCCATGTAGGTGGGAATAAAAGTATTGTACCACACTTGGGAGAAATGTCAAAGTTTAATTTAGGAAATGAAGTTTCCCCTCCTTCTTCAACGTCATTAAGATATAAAAAACCAACTAAGAATCTACGAGCAGACGCATAGTCTTGCACATCAACATGATCTTTGAATTGATCATAATTATTATTATCATATACTTTCATACGAAACTCTTCGTATGAATATTTTGCAGGGAAGTCAGCACCTAAGTCCAGTTCTTCCATGTATTGATCCATGCACTCATCAAATATATCAATCAACAAATTTTGTTCAGCAACCCACTTGGGATCCTTCGCATGATACCTCTGTGAAATATTTAGTTCTCTGAAACTTGGTCGCTGCTCTCTATCAGTGTATATGCTGTCGGACTCATCAAAGTTCTTGATGATTTTTTGACATACAGATTCACTAAGAACATTAGGATATGTTCTAACATAGTCAGTAAGTTTAATTGCCATAACGAAACTCTTTCTCAGCAGCTTCGTCTAGTTTATCCATCAATTCTTTTGTGAAGTATTTGTCAGGATCCTTGAGAATAGCAGAAGGATAGACGCTAGACTCCCCAATAATAAAACGGTTTCCCTTACGTTCAAGAACTCCATGTTTCTCACCCAGTTCCAGTAAACCGTAGTATCTGTCAAGTCCACGATCATAAAATAATCTTGTCTCAACATTTGAGTTCTCCTTTGTTAGTCTGGACTTTGCGGTTTTGCATTTGATAATATTTCCAATAACTTCCTTACCATCTTTTTCCTTCTTCTTTGATAGATATACAATTGTGCTTGCAGCGTATTTGAGTCCACTTCCACCTCCCATTTCTTTAGTAGGAATATATGCACCTACCACATCATATGTGTGATTGGTGACTATCAAAGGAACGTTTGCCTTACCTAACTTAAGGGTTAGCACACGAAAGATTGATTTAACGACTTGAGCACGAGTCATATCTCGTGTCTCTTTACCTGCCTCAGAGTCTTCTACTTCTTTAGTTGTAGACAACATACCCAAAGAATCTAAAACAAACATTAAGGGTTTGCGTTCTTCAGCAGATTGCTCAATATATTTATCTAATATTTTGATTGCTTGTAATCTAAATTCTTGAACTGTTGTGACAGGCACAAGTAGCATACGATTAGAATCTATACCTCTGTCTTCAATCATCTGCTTAGATATAGCAGACTCAGACTCAAAATATATGACACCTGCATCAGGATTAGACTCTAAGAAATGCTGAACAATACCGAGACAAAAGAATGTCTTACCAGTAGATGTTTCACCTGCTATAGCAGTTATTTTATTATTAGGAATACCTCCATAGATTGATCCTGATAATAATGCATTAAAAATATGTGAACCTGTGTCAATATATCCTGCAGTGTCACCTGCACCTACACCTTCAGAGACTATTGATGCGTAATCATTACCAATCTCTTTAGCTATGTCCTTCAGAAAGTTCATCTTCATAAAACCATGTTATAAAATTAGAACGTTTCATGGCACGTTCAAACCATTTTGCTTCAGACAAATCGTTGAATGTCTTATGCTCTTTTCTAGGTGTGCCGAATGCGTTTTGATATTCGACTCTGTAGTTTTTCATCCAAATAAAAATTCAAGTGATGGGATCTTTTCAGGCTTCCACCCAATAGTATCCATAATGACTTTTATCGGTTCCAAGAAACTCTTACTAAATTGTAGTTCATGGTCGATGTATTTGTCAAGTCCAAATTCCTTTGGGAAAGTATTTGGAAACGAAATGACATTCTCTGATATCTTGTTAGGTGTCTTAAGATAAACAAACTTAAGTTTTTCACCATCTTGAATCAGAGGATACTTATGAGTCAATCGTTGTTTTGTATTATGGTAATTGTATAGTAATGCACCACGCACGTGAATGGGTGTACCTTTACTATAGATACTGGATTTGTTCGCCCACTTATTTATCCCATTGCATCCTCTAGGGAATGCTATGTCTTCGATAGGTAATTCATAGAACTCCTCTCTAAAGTCTGCGATAAACTTTTGTGCATCTTCTTCATCACTGTTCATGATTACCTTAAGACACTCTCGAATTTTGTCACGACAAGCACCTGGTGTAGATGACTTGACCGCTTCAATACCCATGACTTTTAATTTAGGTTCAGCAAATCTTACACCCTCTATGTCCCATGCATTTAAGATGTATCTCTTCTTCGCTGTCCATATACCTTTGTTGGCAATGGTCTCACGTTTCATGAACATCTTCTGGTCATATGCGTTTACGTATTTTGCCAACGCTTCATAAGAACTCTCAATATAAGGTTCAAGTTCCATCGAACAGACCTTATCAATGAACCCAACAATGACTTCATCAGTTTCTTCTCTCCCCTTGTATACACCCTCGACCAGAGGACCCAGATTGAGGTAGATACTATCAGTATCACTAGCAATGACATAATCAACATCCTCCGTTTTTAGTATTTTATTCATCTTCTGGTTCATCTTGTTCTCAATCCAACGGATTGATACCTGACCAGACAATGTGATTGCTTCAGCATTCAATAGATTATAATACCTAAAATACTGATTGCCAACAGCACCATAGGCAGAGTTCAATTGAATCTTTCTTGCCATCTGGATATTGTTGAACTTACTTATATCTTTTTCTAACTGTTTAGAGGGCGATTTCTCATAGTCTTTCTTTGCCTGTATCATTCTCTTCTTATAGATGACACGTTCAGTGTATATCTTCTCCATCATCTCAGGTAAGAAACCTTTTATATCCTTACGATACTGTGCACCATTAGCACACACAGCAAAATCTCCTGATAGATCAATCTCTTGATTCAGCAACTTGTCAACATTTGCACTAGGATGTCTAGTCTCCCAAAGTGTTTCTGGTGAGATATTGTATTGCATGATGAGATGAGGATATAGACTATTGAGGTCAAAGGATACAACCCAATCATATTTGCCAGGCACAGGTTCTTTTACATATGCACCTGCATATTTCTCATCCTTCCTAGCACCCTTACGAGGTGGAGGAACAACATTCTTATCTGCAAGATAATTGTATATCATTGTGTCCCACATTCTTACCTGTGAGTATACATCCTCAAAGTTTACCTTCGCATCATATGACATAGTGATTGCTAGTTCTAGCAACTTCATCTTGTCTTCAAGTCTGTCAATCAACTCAACGTCTTGGATGTTGTATTCTATAAATTTTTGCCAATCACTTGTGTAGAAGTCTTTAAAATTCTCGTACTCACTATGGTCAAGTTTTCGTTGTCCCAACTCGACAAAAGCGATGTGATCAAGTCTGTAGGATTCTTGGTTACTATAAGTGAACTTGCGATAAAGATCGAGGTAGTCAAGAATATTAATCCCACTGACATCATAAGCATAATTCTTACGTCCCTGCACATAAATTTCTCTCTCGTTTGCACGGTTCCAAGGTGAGAGAGACCTCATCCACTTTTCCCCTAATATTCTATTTAACCTTCGGGCGATGTATGGTACGTCATATAGATTCACGTTCCATCCTGTAAGGATGTCAGGTGTATGATGTACCCACCACTCAAGGAAACTTTTTAGCATGTCCTTTTCACTATCAAAAACATAGTGTTCATGCTCGGTCTCGAAGTCACGAACTGCCCAGATATAAAACTTTTTAGTCACCATATCTTTGATGGTGATAGAAAGCATTTCTTCGGCAGCTTCTTCTACGTTCGGGAATCCGTTCTCACATTGCACCTCAATATCAAGTGCATAGATTCTCATTTGAGAAATATCATAATCAACTTCATTAGGGAACTGTTCCCTGATGTATTGATATACAAAACGTTCATAACCATGAACCTCAAACTTTTCTACACCATCATATGTTTTAATAAACTCTCTTGCTTCTCTGGCAGATTCAAACTGAACAGGTCTTACAGGTTTACCTGTGAGAGTTTTCATCTTCTCTTGACGATTAGATGTTACGTATAATGTAGGAGAAAACTGGGTACGAAATTGAACTGCTTGTCCATCTTCGTACCCTCGATATAGAACTGTATCACCTGCTAACTGAATGTTCGTATAGAACTTACTCATGAGTTATAAAGATCTAACAGTTTTTGACTTGGTTCGATTATAGTCAAAACTACGTCAGATGTCAAGAACAAATCTCTTTGAGAACTATGTTGAGGAAATGGAATGATTTTTTCATCATCCGTCACCTGATAACATCTCTCAAGAAGATACACTGGTTCTTCATCCAGTTCAGTTATCTTGGCTAAAAGGTACTCGTTTCGTTGTCTCAGTAAGATCAGTTTGACTGTTGACTGCTCCTCCTGCATTTGTGGTACTACTGGTAGTTCCTCTTCCATTTGCTGCCTCTACTAATTCATTGTATTTTTCGATGACCTCAGGATAAGTGTCATATGCACTTATGATTTCATCTAGTCGAAGGATAACCCTTCTATCTTTGCTTAATGGTGCCCAAGGTATGAACTGTATCTCTGGTGAACGCATTTGTTGTACACCTTCTGATTCAATTAAAAGATCTTGGTCAGTTTCTACAACGTGAACATTGTAGGGATGATCCATTCTGAATGCTACTGCTTTCTTTGGTTCATCATTTGCTGCGATTTCAAAAACGTCTGCAATGACATCTTCACCGTTTCGCATTCTTACGACTCTTACGCTCATAACTTTTGTCCGATTCTGATATTGAATAAGCACATTCTTTGAGAAGATCTTTTAAGATCCTTTCAGCGTTTGTGTTTTTTTGTTCTGCGATGGGTCTACATAAATTCATTATACCATCAGTTTGATATTTTGGCAACTCTAATGTTAGGAGTTCCGTTTCACCTTCATAATTATTCGGTTTTAGATTCAAGTACATGTTCATCTGTTATTCCATAGTGGTAATCATTTGTATCGCCATACCTCTCCATGTGTCCACGTTCGACACTAAAGATCTGAGTGGATACTTTGAAGTTTGGCATTTTAGGTTGCTTAGGAGTTAATGAGTTATCATAAATTCTCATCCTATTGTTAGGATATAAAGCAAACTGTCCGTTGTTTAGTGCTATCAGGTTATGACTCTTATGTTCTGATGGAGTCTCTGCAGTACTATAATCTGGAGTGTCAGGTTCATCATGATAATTATCAATAGTAATTACATATTTACCTAGTTGACTTCCAAAGTCTCTGGTGTATAGTTCATAGTCCATAGATCCTATAAACTGTTTACATATGGTTGTGACACCATAGTCCATGCAGTTCCAGAACTGCAAGTTTGGTAGATCCATATCTGGGTCTGGTGTTACAGGTTTACTTACAAACGCACTGATAGGAAGTTTATCATATATTGCTGCATACTCTGGTAAGTATGTCTCAAAATAAAATGCACGACCTGGCATTGATTTACAAGATACCCAAACGCCTGGTGTAAATTCACCATGACCTGATTCAAAATCAGTAAGATATTCTTTTCTTACCCACACTTCTTCTGCGGGCATGTTAGAAATTAAAGTTGCCATACTAAGAACAAGAACAAACTAAATTACGATCACCATACACATTATCTATTCGACTTACAGATGACCAAAATTTGTGTTCCTGTTCAACTGGGTATGCTGCCTCCATACGAGAGAACTCATGCTTCCATTCTCCTGCTAATTCTTTTGCAGTATAAGGTGAGTTCTTTACTATCTCAGGATCTTCATATCTTATCATATTCATTGCTTCACCAAATCTTTCTAACTCTCTAAGTGTCTCTGACTCAGTTGGTTCTACCATCATAGTACCTGCAACTGGCCATGATAATGTAGGAGCATGGAATCCATAGTCCATCAATCTCTTTGCTACATCCTCTGCAGTAAATGGTAAATTTCTACAATCAAATATACATTCATGTGCAACTCTACCACTAGCACCTTTGTATAGAACATCAAAGTATGGTTCTATTTTCTTTGCTAACCAGTTTGCTGATAACAATGCACATTCACTTGCCTGTCTAAGACCATCACTACCCATCATTCTTATATACATCCAACTAATAGGTAAGATAGATGCACTACCTTGTATTGCTGACGATACTCTTTGATTTACAAATGGTGTTAGATGTTTTGCTACACCTATAGGACCTACACCTGGTCCTCCACCTCCATGAGGAATGCAGAATGTCTTATGTAAATTCATATGCATAACATCAGCACCATAGTCACCTGGTTTTGCTAAACATACCTGTGCATTTAAATTTGCACCATCAAGATATACTTGACCACCAAACTCATGAACGATATCACATATCTCTCTGATAGTTGGTTCAAATACACCATGCGTAGATGGGTATGTAATCATACAACCTGCTAATTCATGTGCATCCAGACATGCTTTTAATCTTAGATCATGTATATCTACATTACCATCTTTATCACAGTCAACACTTACAACTTCCATACCTGCCATGACACAAGTAGCAGGGTTGGTTCCATGTGCACTCTTTGGTACTAATATTTTATTACGTTCCTCTCCATTAGATTCATGGTATGCTTTGATTGCTAATAGTCCTGCATACTCACCCTGTGCACCTGAGTTGGGTTGTAGTGATACAGAATCAAACCCTGTAATATCACATAACCATTTCTGTAAGTCTACCATAATTTGTTCATAACCAAGTGTCTGAGATGGGGGTGCAAATGGATGTATATTATTAAACTCTGGCCATGATACAGGCATTAGTTCTGCTGCTGCATTTAATTTCATAGTGCAACTGCCAAGTGGCATCATACCATGTACTAATGAATAATCCTTAGATGATAACCTATGCATATATCTCATCATCTCAGTTTCGCTGTGGTATCTATTAAATACTTCTTGAGTCAACCACTCTTTTGTTCTCATAGGAACTGATAACCAGTAATAGTCTCCTATAGAATCAAGTATATGATCTATAGTATCAACTGGATTATTAACATCTAACTGAGAATCTATAAGTTGTTTTAATTCTTCTTCTGTAGTACACTCGTCCAAAGTTATCATAGTCCATCCGTCTTCATACCTGACGTTAAACCCTTCTAAAGCAAGGAAACTTTTAAATCTAACAGTATCAAATCCTTCAGACTCATCAACTTCTATTCCAACCCACTTCAATGCCTTTAGTAGCGTCTGCCTATATTTTAATACTCTGGTTGCTATTCTTTTCAGACCTTCCGAACCGTGATAAGCAGCGTAAAAACCTGCCATATTTGCGAGGAGTGCTTGAGCAGTGCATATATTGGATGTTGCTTTGTCTCGTCTTATGTGTTGTTCCCTTGTTTGTAATGCTAAC